GGCACAGTAGAGCCCACTCTTTTGGTTTGTTTCCCTCAGCAAGTTCCGTTGTCTAACCAAACCAATGGCGACTTCTCAATGCTTTTTGTAAAGAGGGTATGTTATGACTGGTGTCTGTTTAGAGATTCTACAAGTGCCTTAGATCCGCCGACGCGGACATTTATTATGCCGTTGTAATATTCATCTGTTTCTAAAACTTTACGATCAAATTGTTCCCTGGCTTCTAGGTAACTCATTTCGCCTCTGCCTGTGCAGAAGTAAAGTATTTCTCTTGTAAAGTTTTCTTTGCCTAAGTTTTCAACATCTGCGTTTAACTTGTCACTGCTTCCCCAGTAGGTCTTCCAGTCACTTTCTTTAGTTGAACGCCTTTTGTTTTTTCTGCCTTTGAGTGGTTTTTTAGTTACTTTAAATTGTGCCAGTTTTTTGCCAATGTACTTTTTGCCGTTCGTGGTATTGGTTATGAGATATACGAATCCTACGTATTCCTCTGGTATTTGTTCAACAATTTTGTCTTGATAAGTCCATTGCATATGTTTATATAGTAATTAGTATATATGCCTTTAACCATCAATGTCAACCTAAATGTACTTCTTTTTTAAGATTTCCCAAGTTTGTTTATAACCTCTGTCAATCTGATGAAAATGTGTACTTGCTTGCGCTGCACTATAATCATTGCCGCCCGGGTAACAATTGTCTCCAAAGAAGATAGTTCTCGAGTCTTTGTAGTCATTGAGTACTTGTCCTTTGTCACAGCCAACGGGAAAAATATCTAAACTAGTTTCTCCAGCAACTTGTGCAACAACATCATCAAACTGTTCATTGAATGCAAGTGCTACTATTTCTCTAGCATGATTGTGTTCTTCCCATTCTACATATCGAGCACGTTGTTGCCAATCAGCATTACGCCCGCAAATACTAAAGTTAGCAGTACCTATTCTTTGTTCAATATGGTTACCAGTTTTTTCTGAATACTTGGTTCTGTCAAGCTGATCTTCTAAAAATTTATATTGCTCTTTTGATAGACTCCATGTGTTTCTACGTTGTTCTTGTGCACCAACAAACATGTGATTACCGCTACAATGATACACCCTACTAAATGTATTAGTGAGTGTTAAACCAATCTGTTCTAGTGTTTTAGGTCTATCGCTGCCTGTTACAATTACACAGTGATGATTGCAAATAAAATCCAACATAAACTTTTTAAATTCAGGATCGATAGGTTTACGTGCATCTGTAAGTGTACCGTCTACATCAAAAAGGAACTTGGTCGTCATAATCGTCGTACTCCTTTACTTCTTGTGGAAACCATTTGTACAATAAATCTATTGGCATACTGTACTTAAGGTTTTTTATCTTTTTTGTTGAATTTGCACTACTTAAATCTGTAGTAGGATAAGCATTGCCAAGTGTAAAAGTACTTGACGATGTGCTAGTATCAGAAGTACAAGTAATTGTAGAGTCAGTCAACCAACTGTCGAAATCGTCATCTCCTTTAACATCTTTGTTATTAAACCCAGTTATGGATATGTCTGATATATTAAAATCGTCGTCATTCTGCATCTACAAACTCCGTATCTGTACTAAATGTTGTAAATCCGCCTTCTTTAACAACTTGTAGTATTGTGTTTACACGACCTACAAGTTCATCTCTGTGTGAGATAAGGAAGATATTTTTGTTACGCTCACGTTCTATCTTTTTGAGAACTCCTAATGCTGCATCTACTCCATTGGTATCCATGCCACTATCAATCAGTTCGTCAACAGCAAGAAAGTTCATTGGTGTATTCATACTTTCAAATACATCTCTAAACGCCCAACTTAACCCAAGTATGAGTCTATTGCGTTCTCCACGACTCAAGTTATCAAAATCTAATTCTCTGCCAAGCTCGGTGATCTCCACAGTTAAGTCTGGTTGGAACTGCACTTCATGCGGCAAGCCTAGTTTAGTCAAATAATAAGCTAGTCTGCTGTTTAGGTATTGCAAGTTCTGTTCAATGATACGTTTTCGTATAAAACTGTCTTTGTTTGTTAGCAGTTTGTATAGGAAGTCTTGATGATCTTTGAGAACAGTCAAGTCATTCATATCTTGCCAAGTAATTTCCTGCATACCTGTTTCACGTAATGCATCGACTTGTTCTTGATAAGTGTCAGTGTCTGATGCAATACGTTCAGCTTCTGTTTTTAAATTGTTAACAGTGTTTTGATGTTCAAGTGCTTCTTGCAGTTTATTATAATGTGTAACTGGCATCATACCTAGTTCACCAAGTTCTGCTAATGCACTTTGATATTCTGTTTTAAGATCAGTATCAGTGTCAATATGTAGTTGCGATTCACCAACTGCTTCTTGTTTTGTTTTAAGTATTTCCTCGTGTTTGCTGTCGTGAATACTTTGGCCGCATGCGTAACATTCATGCTGCTGAGTTGCTATTAAATCCTTTTGTGCCTTTTCTAAACGCTTTTGTTCTCTAGTAATACTGTTTACTAGTTTTGTAATTTCTGTTTCTAATGTAGTTACTTGTGTTTTCTTTTCGAGGTAATCGTTTAGTAGTGCATGATTGTCAAGCTCAGTTTGTATATCTATTTTTTCGAGGGTGTTGATCTGGTTCTTAATAACTTCGACATCATTTGATTGTTTGTCCCGCCAGATATTTTGTCTCCGCTCCAAATCACTAATACTTTTTTCAATCCTGGCATTTGCCTCTTCAATTGCATTAATTCTATATTCTTCTTGCTTGATTGCATCTTTTGTCAGCCTTTGCTGTTCCTTTAGTACTTCTGCTTTCTCACTAAGTTCTGTAATACCTAGTAGCTGTTCAATGATTGCTCGTTGATCATTTGCTCGCATACTGAGAAAAGGTTCGGTATATGTGTTAAGTGCAACAATGTGTTTAAACATATCATGGCTCATACCAAATAGTTTTTCTATTTGTGCTTGAGTTTGACGGTTCTCACCTTGTGCTTCGTCATCATCAACGTTTTGTTCGTTGACATAGTATTTAAGCACATTAGGCTTTCTGCCTCGTTCGATGCGATATTTTACACCATCTTTTTCAAAATCCAGCGTAACCAACATACCTTTGCTGTTGGTTTTATTAACAAGATTGTCTTTGCGAATGTTTGTGAGTGCGTTTCCATAGATAGCATAACTGAGTGCATTAATGATAGTGGTCTTGCCAGTACCATTTCTACTTCCATCTCCGCCTAAGTCTAAGTTATTACCTAGTACCAATGTTAGTCCATTGTCATTGAAACGCACAGCTTGTGTAACGTTGCCGACACTCATAAAGTTCTTTACGGTTAAGTCATTTAATGTAATCATAGGGAGTTATATATATCTACTAGAATTTTCTTGTTTATCATTTCGCTGTCTACAGCGTTTAAACTATTGTACACTATCTGGTCTACATTTTCAACCTCGATATCGTCTACAACTTTCCAATCCTGAGCATGCTCTTCCTTTTTGCTGGGGATCAACGCTATCTCTCTAACGTTGTACTGTTGGCTAAAAGTTTCTTTGATAAAACTTGCTTCTTCGTAACTGATGTTAATGTCTAATGTAGCACGACAATAAGTGTGTTGATTCAGAATAACGTCAGGTTCGTCAATCAATCTGCTAAGAGGAACAGTTCTATATCGTGGGCCTGGGTAATCTATATACTCAGGTACACCATTCCATTCCAGTTTCATCATACCTCTATCGTCATCCCATGCATCAGCATAGTTATGACCAAACGGGCTACCCAAGTAGTGTACGTTGCCTTTGGCTTGTCGTTTGTGGAAGTGTCCACTAAACACGTACTCGGGACCCTGCAGGTGTTGTGCATTGATGCCGCCATGATCTGGCATCTCAACCATTGCATTCATCTTAAAGAAAGGAAGTTCGAAGTGTCCAAACATATATCGACACTTGGTCTTTTGTAAGCCTTTCCATTCATCTCCTATTAGCCAAGGCACAAGTGCAATATCGTCTTGCACCAACATATCCTCGACTAGTGTTACATTTTCAA